TTACGCCTCAATCCCCTTTTGATAGCCGGGGCGATGTTTTCCTCATAGATTTTGTCCCAATCTTCTGAGCCGAGAGGGTTGATAATCTGTATCTGTATCGCGGGCGGTGTGTTTTTTGCCTGAGTCACGGGGATAGGAGGAGGGCCCGCGCCGTTGGCCCCACCTGTGAAGCCGGGATTTGTAGTCCCGCCTGCACCTATCGTGCTACCCGATGTAGCCCCGGGCTGAGTGCGCTGTATCTGTGCTACACGGGCAAGGCCCGCGGCAGTTGCGGTGGCGGCGGCGGCCACGGCGAGAGCAGGGCCAACTATGGGAATGCCCACCAAAGCTTTATACGCGCCCTGCGCGGCGGCGTAAGTATCAATAAGGGCCTGTGCGCTTGCCAACCCCTTCATAATCTCAAATGTAGCCCCGCCCTCTTTACCGGCTATGACGGTGAGGTTCTGTAGGAAGTTGGCGGCGGCCCCGAAAGACTGTCCGGCAAGCTGTATTTTTACGGCATTGAGATTTTTTTCCCGCGCGATTGAATCATTGGCATATTTCTCTTCAATAGTCGCTTTCTGATTTGTGAAGTCATTGAAGATATTTAAGACCTCGGAGTTTGTATCTGTGGCAAGTTGGATACGAGCGGCGGCGGCTGTGACTTCCGGGTTATCGGGGCCGAGATTGGTAAAGTCCTGCGAAGCGATAGGCGTACGTCTTGAGCGGCGTTCGTCTATGGCGGCAAGACGGGCCTCTTCAATGGCCACGGATTTGGCTGCCTGTTCCTGCTGAAAGGCTAAAGTGTCTTCACCGCGTGAACGGCGACGCTCCGAAAGGGTACCAAGTTTTTCAATCTCTGCGTCAATAGCCGATTGGGTTTCGGCGGCATTGGTCTCAATAGCGTTCGTATTATTCGCGATGACCGTTGTGTCAGTTTTGATAATATTGGTTTTATCCGCTATGGCTTTGTTTTGCTTAACGAGTGCGTCCCGTGTTTCAATCATCTTTTTGGCGATATTGGAAAACCGATTGATAATTTTGGGGTCAGAAGCGTCCGCGAGTCTTTTTGCCATAGAAACCGCTCCATCCGCCCCGGCTTTCAATGCCGCCGCGAATTGAAGTCTACTTAAATCAATAAACTGGTTAATGACTGCGTTTATAGCGTCTTTAACGATGAGAAATGGAGTTGCGAGGTCGCGGGCGAATCGGGAAATAGTATCCAATGTATCAGCCACCGCCAAGGTGAGTTTGTCCACACTCCCCTGATAGGCATTGGCTTCTCGTTCCGCTTTGCTCATCCCTACGATGATTTCGGTTATACCCTGAATAAAAACACGTAAGGCGGGGTTAGTCTTCGAACCAACGGCAATGGCGAGCCCCTCTGTGGCAGACTGGAATCTCTTTAAATCTCCAATCAGCGTGTTGGTATTTATGCTTGCCTGTTCCGTGGCAGTATTGGTGCCTGTAAGTTTTTTAGTTAACATGCCAAGAGAATCAGCCTCTTGAATAAGGGCGTTGGCGGCGGTAATAGATTCTTGACCGAAGAGTTTTTTCTTTTCAGCCGTCGTCAATTCAGCCTTTGCAAGATTCTGAAGGGCCTTTGTGAATCCCACAACTTCAGGGTTAAACTCTTCGCGGGACTGAGTTGATAGTTTAAGCAAAACCCCACGGAGCCCCGTACCTGCCTCGGAACCTTTAAGCGAGACTTTAGCCATGGCCTCAATCGCCGCTGTGGTCTGTTCAAAGGACAGCCCCGCGCCCGCCGCAACCGTACCGGCCACTTTTAAAGCTTGTGCAGTATCGGCAATTTCAGAAGAGCCAAACTTCGCACCCGCCGCCAAAACGTTGACGAACCGGGATGCCTGGTCTGCATCGGCCCCAAACTGGTTTAAAGCCCCACCCACCGTATCGGCCGCCGTGGTTAAGTCAATGCTTGCGGCTTCTGATAGTTTGATGACTTCGCGGGTTACAGACGCAAGAGCGGCGGCATTATCTAGCAGGTCGGGTTTTGCAGACGCGACGAGTTTGAACGCCGTAGCAACTTCAACCGCGCTTTGAGTGGTAGCCTGTCCAAATTCAAGGGATTTGTTACGGAGCAATTCAAGGTCTTTGCCGGTTGCGCCTGTAATAGCAGAGAGTTCGGCTATAGCCTGCTCAAACTGTAGGGTCTTTTTGATAGCGTATGCCGCGCCCGCCGCAACGGCCGCCGCCGCGAACGCACCGAAAAGCAACTTGCCGCGGGATAAAGTAGCATTTAAGCGAGATGTAGACCGTTCGGCAGATCCGGCCTCCTTGCCGAATTTATCAAGGGCGCGGGTTCCTGCCTTGACTTGCCGACTGTCTACCGATAACCCTATGTCAACGATATCGCTCATTTTCTCATCGCCTCAAAAGCCCGTTTAAGCCGTCCATTTACACGTTCACGTCTATCTGGTTCTTCTATGTTCGGCATGGCGCAGTCACGGTTATTAGACCGGTAATATTCATTTATGTATGCCGTGGATAGATGCCTTAATGCCAGCCCCTCACGCGGTGAGATATCGAGCCCTGTTAATTTAGACCATGCGTCTATTTCCTGCCATGATAATACTGCAAAACCCCCCGGCCCTTGAGCCACTTCCCCTAACTCTATAAACCATGTAACGATATGAGAGAGCGGCCCCATCTCTGGTAGTCCATAATCGGGGTTATCTGAGAGCCGCTCCATCATTGCCATCCGTGACTCCTTGTCGTCTTTACCCCGTGATGCTAACCATGCCCGTTGTCTCGCATAGAGGACGGCAATCTCTAAGGCTTCATAAAAAAATTGGCCCTATCTCCCACGAAGGCCTCAACCTGCTCTTTAATCCAGTTATGCTTCTCATAGAGGTCCCGCGCCGCAGAGGGAGAAAATTTAATCTCCTTACCCCCGGCCACAATGCCAGACCAGCTCAAAGTGCAAGCCGCTAAAAGCTCGATATTCTCGCTATCAAGATTTGAGTAATCGGCTTTTTTCCCACGTGAGAGGTTTTTAAGGCGGCGATTCTGGAAGTCTCTCTGTTTATTACGATAGACCTTTGAGTCCGCACCCGCAAGCACTATGACCATGGGCTTTCCCTCATGTTCCAGCGGCGCGCCCGTAACGGGATGCTCCAACTGTAAAGATGCACCCTCTTCTGACTTCTGCTCAAGGTTGATACTTTCTAAATCCATTCCTTATCTCCTTTGAGAGGCCCTTGAACGGGCCTAACCTTTTAAGCACCCTATGTATCGTAGTAAAACCGTTATGTCTCTTAGACATGCGATATCGCATTATGACGGCCTGTCTTACGCCTCAAAGAGAGACTCAGGGTCAACGGCTATATCAACAACGGTCGTCTCTATGCCGTCCGAAGAAAGTGCGCCCTTACCTGCCTTGAGAATCTTACCCGTAAATTCAGCTACGTCGCCGCTTGCAAGGGTGATTTTAAAGGAATAGGAAGCGGTAGCGGCAAGCCCACTCTGCAAGAGCACCTGTCCCGCGTCGGCCTTGATGGTTCCTACGGTCAAGGAAAAGTTGCCGATGTCATAAGTCCCTTTAAACTTCTGCGGGTACGAACGGCCTATAGACTGATGAGAGACAACATTAAAAGCCTTAGCTATCTCGCCTGCGTCTACAATCTCACCAATGTTTGTAAAGGTCAAGGCATTGTAGCCTGCCGCGTCAAAAGTTACAGGTAAAGCAGAACTTACTCCTAACGTGGCTCCCGATGATATACTTACTGGCATTTGATACCTCCTCTACCGGGCTACAAAGGCCCGATAATTTATTCTGATTATTGTTTCGAAAAACTCACCAACTATATTTCCACCGTCTCTATTACTTGATAAAATGTTTACCGTCTGCCCTGCGTAACTGACCTTACCCCCAACAGGGAATAATGCCAAAATCTCCTCGGCCTTGGTCTTGGCCCGGAACACCCCCGCATCAATGGGATACCTGAGGGCTATCTGGAAAAAACCTACGTGACTGTCCGTGTCTTTTAGTGATAAGGCAGACCGTAAAGAGGGGAAGAGTTTTAGTATCGCATGCGCCCCTCTTGAACTATAGACCCCCGTGAAACTATCATAAGCAAAACCACCCCAAGTTGAATAGGCGCCGTTGTCATGGACTAAATCTATATTCAGCCCCCCAGTGAGCATGGCGTTATCAAAGGCTTGGTCAATGGCGATACTCATTTAGCGGCCTCTTGCCTAACTATCTCTCTAAGTCTTGCTACATTACGCCCTATCATGCCATCGGTATTTTCCCATCTTTTGGCATAAGGGAGGTTGTTAGTGAAAAAAGTAAGCCCGTCAGAGGATGCTTTCTTTATGACTTCCGATGTAACCCCAGATCCTGTTTTGTCCAGTCTATCAATGGCCCCTTGGGCTTTATGATTTTCCTGTATCTGCCAATTGCCCCGTAATCGTCCAGTGTCAACGCGGGTATCAGATACAACCCCCGTAAACAACTCAATCTTTATTGCACGGGCTAACCGATGTAAATCATGGCCTCCTTTATCTGAGAGCCTTATTAAATCATCGGCCCAACTCATGGCCTCACCTGACAGAAATAAACTATGGGCGTGGTGTCGTCGGGTTTGATGGTCTTGATATCTATGATGTGCCACTCTTCGCCACCAATTACAGGCCGGTCATCTTTGAGAGGCTGTTGTTCACTACTTAAAATCAATTCCCGGTCACCCGACAGAATCCGTGTTCCGTCAATGACCTTGTCTTCGTAAGGTCTTAATAGCCCCGTGGTTGATACACTCGTATCGGCCCCTACGACGGTATCACCCGTCAAAGGATTGTAACTATCACCATTCGAGCGGGTAAGTGTTACGGCCATGCCAAACTCTGTTAAGAGGTCAAGGGCTGTGGCCGCCATGTCGGCATAAAAACTCATATCCTCACCATGTTAATCACGCCGCCATTTTTAAGTAGCTGTCGGAGATAAGCGTCCCCCCGGCTGGTAAACGTAGATACTTGATTCCCTGCGTTCACGGCGAATTTAACCGATACCGCACCCTCAACACGTTTCTCGGAAGCGATAAGGTTAGGATTGCCCCCACGGTTCCAAAGGTCTTTACCTGCATGGATATCAAGGGCATACTCGGTCTGTGCCTTTATAACCTCGGTGGGTATCTCCGTCGAAGTCCATAACCACCTAGCCGTTGCAACATAAGTGCGCGGGAAGGCCATAGGATTGTCACGAGCGGTCTTGTAACCCTGCAAGTTGACCTCATGAGCGTCGATATAGGCCGCCGCCTTGATTAACTCACTGTCAGCCGTAGCATCGGAGGTAATGGTCACGCCTACATTAGCCGCCGCCGTGATGTAATCGGCGCGAGAGATATAAGAATTTGAGTTAGCAACAACAGAACCGTCCTCTACGATGAGAGCCATTATTTACCCTTTTTATCCGGCTGAGGCTTCTTATCGGTGTAATGGCCGGATTTGATAAGGATTTTGGCATCGGCCTCACCACATTTTACCGGCTTGCCATCTTTGTCATATACGATTGCCATATAACCTCCTAAAAGATAGGAGGGGGGATTGCTCCCCCCCCCAGTTGGATTAGCCGAGAAGGACAGCGGTATGAGCTGGCTTGATGTTCTTAACACCCCATGCCAGCGCAATCTCGTAACGAACCTTACGATAGCCCTTGTACATGGCGAACTCGAAGGTTAGGCCGGAGCGCGGGTCCGTAATGAGAGATACGTCAACTGCGTTGTCACCCTCTATCGGACGGGCCGGAGCGCGGGTAACCAATACAAGAGCAGACCTGTTAAAGGCCATATTCTGGACGGCGGTGGCTCCAACGGTCATAGCCACGTTATTAGCGAGAGTCTGTCTCAGACCCGGCGCGGCAATTACTATTGTGCCTGGAGCAGATACGCCCGTGGCTACCATGTATTTGTTGGTATCACCTGCGAAGGTTACGATATCGCCCGCAAGGACAGTGCCGGAGCCTGTATCAACGGCTATCGACATATCGCCTACGGCATAACCGGCAACGTTGTTGACAAGATAGCCTGTGCCCGTTCCCTTGGTATGAGAGCTTATCTGTGCAGACTGCCTCAAATCAAGGCCGGCAAGAGGGAGAAGGATACCCTGTCTCTGAAGGCTATCCGTGCCTGTGATATTGGCCTGGGCCTGTTTGCCCTGTATGGTCGCCCCGGCAGTGGTATCCATGACCAAATGATTATCAAACTCGGGAGCGCCGTTATCAATGAGTATCTTTTTAGCAAAAGAGGCGTCGCTAAAATCCCCCGCAGTGCCAAAGGGAGTCGTTCCCGCCGTACCATAAGCACGGGATGACGTTATGCTCAGGGCGGCAAGGTCGGTCTCTACGTCATTGACGAGTCTGCGGATGCGCTGGGCTATCTTCTGGGCTCTTACACCAAGATAACCGGGGCCCGTCTGTAGGCCATGTTCGTCTTCGCCGTTAAAGCCGAACTCATACGCCTTGGAGTTGCTGATGGTGATGGTCGTCGATCCGGAAGTCTCGCCCGTGGGTTCCGGCACGGTCATCGCGGGAACGATAGTCACGCCGGCCCCTGCGTCGGGCTCTATGTCCACAACGATATTCTGATTGAGTTTAGCCCGGGCCGAGCTGGCCGATATAGTGACGGCGGGTATCATACCTACCTGTTCGCGGCTAACTACGTCCATAGCCTCATAAATGTCTGGGATAAGTGCGGTGATAGTATTCTCTGCCATGATAAAACTCCTTTTTGGGTTGAGGGCATAAAAAAACGCCCCTCGTTATAATAACTGAGAGGCGTTGCCTCGGAGACGTGAATAATCGTGGATTATGCACGCGCCTTGATTTATTTAATTTTACTTTACATGATTTTTTTTATTTGTCAACTATTTTTCCACCGTCTTTAATAAACTTCATACGGTCCGCCGGAGCCATACCATCAAAAGCAGTCCGGCCAATAGTAGTCCCGCCTGTGCTTCCACTCTTGCCCACTTCGCCCGTTCCCGTTGCGCGTGAACCGACTAAAAGCGGGGCGAAAGCGGACTCGGCAGATATCTCCTTCTTCAAGTCATCAAGAGACAAAGCCGAAGGGGAGCCGTCTTTATCAAGCACCCTTACAATGGGATTACCTTCAATGACCTCCACGGAGAGACGTTTTGAGATATGAGGAAGAAGGGCCGGCGCGCTCCCTGAGATTGCCAACTCGGCGGCCATAGCCTGAGCCGTTGACCCGACGGTCATCTTTTTCAGCATACCCTTGTACTCTTCGAGTAAAGTATCCCGGGCAGAAGTCTCGTTTTTTATCTTCTCGCGCCATGACTTTTCGAGAGCGTCAACGTCCCCCGACTTTCTCGCGGCTTCTTCGGCGGCGGCGGCAGCGGCTTCTTGTGCTTCCTTGGCCTTCTTCTTCTCTTCCTTCTCGGCCTGTATTAATTCTCTGTTCTTCTGTGTGAGTTTTTCAATACTGGTCTGTGAGTTCTCGATGGCCTTTTTCATGTCTTCGTTGGCCTTAACCAGAGCGTCAATCTCTTCCTGCGTCATCTTCCCCTCCTTGTTATAGCCCCGCCTTGGTAAATGCAACGGGATTGAGTTTTTTCATTTCGTCCAATGTCAAAGGTTTAAAGTTTTTATCAATCTGTAAAGCCGCAAACCGTTTTGAAGTAAGACCGCCATTCCGTAATAATTTACCTCTCGTGGGGCCGATTATGGAGTCCTGCACGGCGGCGGGTTGGCCGCGTAACCATCCAAAATAGGATTGATGTTGTCCTGATGATACGATACCTGTCACGGGGTCGCGCTCGCTTCTGGTCCGGCCCCGGGAAAAGCCCTGATACTTCTTTTTTAACTCTGCCACTATAGTACACCGGCAATTAACATGGAGAGGTGGACGGGGGCCTTTATCCAGTGGGAATACCCTCCCATCAAGGGCAGCATCGGGCGTAGCCGTCCGCCTGTCAAGTGTAGCCGTCCATCGCACCCCACGGACAACATTTCTGTTTTTTTTCAAAACTTCCATGCGTGCCTGAGTAGAGGCGTGTTGTAACGTTGTACGAACAAGGGCTTCTTGAGCCCGCTTGATTAAGGGGATACCCGTTGCATTAACCTCGCTTATGACTTGAGCCGTGGTCTTACCCTCTGCATATCTAAG